CTACTGGGCGTTTGATATCGGTGAAGTATTCATCATCATCGCCAAGGATAAACTAACCGACATCATCGCTCCCCTAGTCGGCACTACTGCTGAACGTAAGGGTGGCGACAACAACACATCAGTCGGCGTTCTATTGCCAATTGAAAAACTAATATACCAATACAACATAACATTCTAATGTACGAAACATCACAACAAACAATAAGTTCATTCATGCGATGGGCTGAACAGAAAATAGCACAAGCTGTAGAGGAAGACGAGCGGTTTGAAAAAGAATCAGGAACAAGAGAGTTTGTACCAAGGACTAGAGCAATACCATGCTCCAAGGGTTTAACCGAGGAGGATAAAGCCAAGGTCATCGAACAAGTACATGAATACAGAAGACAGGGAAATAAAAGTCCAGTTGCCGCAAAGATGGCTGGGCTTCACCAAAGCACCTACAATCGGTGGATGCGTCAATTGAAAATTAGCTACACTAAATAATATGGTTACATCAGAAGACAAGATACGAGTACCTCAGTTTAACTCCGTCAAGGAATACGAGGAAGCTTACCGAGGAGTAAAGGTAGATGTCATTCTACTTAAACGTGAAAACGAAATACTCCGTGAAGAGATTATGCAACTGCATCAGGCGATTGCTGGACTCAATAACGAACCAACTAATTCACTATGAGCTACCTGACTCAGACCAAGGTCAAGGAATACAGAGATAAGCACAAGCCTACCTGCTGTCCCATCCTTAGCATCAAGACTGATGACTGGGTACTTGACCATGACCACCAGACTGGAATGGTACGTGGCGTTATCTCACGCCAAGCCAACAGCTTACTGGGCAAGGTCGAGAACTTCTACTTCAAGATGTGCAAAGGTGATAAGGAATTTTTACCTGTAACTCTGGAGGCAATGGCGGCTTATCTTGAGGGTTCAATCACGGAAGTGCTTCATCCTGTAGGTCTTACACAACTTACAAAAAGATTTGCTTCTCACTTGACATCTGCAGAACAGGTAGCCACTCTAGCTGACATGGGGGCTGGAAGAGAAGAACTCGAATCCTGCACCAATCAAAAACAACGGAAAGAATTATTCCGCAAACTAACCAAAAATAAATATGAGTAATAAAAACCTACATCAAAAACTACAAGGGATTCAATCATCCCTCAAAGCTCCAAAAGGGCAGACTAATAAATTCGGAGGGTACAAGTACCGCTCCTGTGAGGACATCCTTACTGCACTAAAACCATTACTCGCTGAATGGGAATGCTCACTTATCATCCACGATGAAATGGTTGAGGTCGGTGGTCGTGTCTACGTCAAGGCTACCTGTGAGTTACTTGATTCAAATGACTCAAATGCTGTTGTCAGTTCAACTGGGTTCGCTCGTGAGGCTGAAGTCAAGAAGGGTATGGACGATGCACAGATTACTGGTTCAGCTAGTAGCTACGCTCGTAAGTACGCATTGAACGGACTGTTTGCTATTGACGATGTCAAGGACGCTGACGCTACCAATACACATGGTAAGTCCAAAGCACCTGCACAACAGGGATTCTAATTTCACCCATAACATAAACAACATAATATCATGGAATACGATAATACAAACTCAGGTACATTCTTCGTGAATGACCGCAAGGACAAACCTAATCACCCTGACTACTCAGGTAAGATTAATGTAGAAGGTAAAGAGTTCTACCTCAAGGGATGGAAGAAGACTGCCAAGACTGGCACTAACTTCTTATCCTTGGCAGTTAACCCTGTCGATGGTAGTGCAAGCAAACCTGCGACCGAGCAGCCCAAAGCTGCTACCGCACCGACCAATGACGACTCTCCGTTTTAATGGAGAACGAACGTCAGTTCGATAAGGAGTGGTGGGAAGAGTTTCGAAATGCAGAAGTGCAATCGATTCTCGACCTAACCGCCAACAAGAACAATGACTACACTGGTGGAGTTGAATGCGATAACCCCTTCGCAAACTTTGACAAGTCAGTTGAGTTCGGCGTTCATCCTCTTACTGGCATCTGCGTCAGAATGCAGGATAAATTCCAAAGGGCAAGAGCTCTTTGTGCTGATGGTTCGCTCAAGGTTAACACCAAAGGCGACCAATCCCAGGACATCTTCCGTGACCTAATTGGTTACTCGTTGATAGCCATAGGGATGCTGAAACGAGAGCAGGACTCGTAGCTAGGTATGATAGAATGCTTGTCCTTCACAATTCGGTGGAGGGCAAGTAATCTACATATGAATCAATACAACAAACAACACAACGAAATGAATAAAATCCAAGAAGCAACACAAGTATCCTTATCAATCTACAATGAGATTGACAGCTATAAAATGCCAGAGGAGAATCGTGTAAAACATAAAGCTCTGGGTCAAGTTCTTCGTTCGTTGGTAGAAATACTTGAAAATGAACGACTTACTGATTCACAACCAGCCGCATAGCGAAGAAGCTGAGGACAAACTAATCGCTACCTGTCTTATTGACGGGGACAGTTCTGTATATGATAGCGTCAGCCAAGTGGTTGATGTTGATGATTTCTATACGCTCAGGGGCAAGCTAGTATTCCAAGCATTGGGGGACATGGCAGCCGCTGGTGAATCCTTTGAGGACTTAACGCTCATGGAGCGTCTAAAGGCTTCCAAGGGTCTTGACGAGGTCGGAGGCATAGCAGGTATCATGGCTATGGCTGGAAGAGCTTGTATGGTGTCTCAGGTGGACTACTACGCAAACGTAGTCCTTGAGAAGTCAAAGCTACGTGAGCTTATGCGTTCGTGCCGTGTCGCTGTCGAACAGGCAGAGTCCGAGTCCGTAACGTATGACGTTATACGCAGTAACCTTGAGACTGAGATAACATCTCGACCAAGCGAGGCAGTAAACCAGGCTAGTATATCAAACTCAGCTAAGGAACTGATGGAAGAGATTAAGCAAATGCAGGATGGTACTTACGTGCCTGACGTAGTTAAGACTCACCTCGGTCGTCTTGATGAAATGCTAGGCAATCGTGGTATCGCAGCAGGTGAGGTTCTTACCTTGGCGGCTCCAACATCATGCGGTAAATCCGCACTTGCTCTGTATATTGCATCGCAGTCAGTATCCAAGGACAACACTTCATGTGCTGTATTCTCACTTGAGATGCCACAGAAGCAATTGACCAAACGTCTACTGCAGGTAATATCAGGAGTCAATATGATGACCATCCTGGATAACACAGCTAATGATTCAGAGAAGAAGCGTGTCCATGAAGCTACTCAAAAGCTTTATAATGATATGCCAATCTTTACTTCTCATAGCGTCAAGAGTGCTGATGACCTAGTTAGTCAAACAAGACAATTCGTACAGAAGAATGGAGTAAAGCTAGTAATCATTGATTACCTGCAACTTATCCCATTCAGTTCTAAGATGGGTAAAGCCGAAGGCATCGCTAGTATCTCTCACAAGATTAAGCAGATGGCTTTGGACTTGAACATCGCAGTTATTCTACTGGCTCAGGTTAACCGAGAAGGTGCTAAACGTGGACCACTAGAACTGTATGACCTCAAGGACTCAGGCGACATCGAGAATGATGCTGACGTAGTTCTTTTAATGTATCCGTCCAAGGGTTCTGTAGAAGAGTCCAAGGACACTGACCACAAGGGAGCATTTACATCGCTTAATTATAAGCTAGCCAAGAACCGTGAAGGTGAGCGAGGCATTGGCTGCTTCTTTAAATTCTATCACTGCACAGGGAGATTCGATTAATATGAAAACACTAGAAATAATATCAAGGACAATTAAATTCAAAGGCATTAAAGTAACCTGCCATTCTGACGGAAGTATTACTCGCTATAACAAGGCTTCAGGTAAATCCAAGAGGGGATTTGGTTTCATAAACGATAAGGGATACGCAAAAACCATTTTGGATGGAAGTCATTACTTCATTCACGTTATAATAGCAGAAGCATTTATCGGAAAACATGAATACAAACTTCAAGTTGACCACATTAATGGAAACAAGCTAGACAATAGACCTGAAAATCTAAGGTATTTAACTGCATCAGAAAACAGAAGAGCATTCCAGTCCAAAAGAAAAGGTACGTCATCTCAGTACAGAGGGGTATGCTGGGACATCAGCAGAGAAAAATGGAAGGGTATGTGCCGTGTCAAAACAGGCGAAAACGAAAAAAGAAAAAGTACCAAATACTTTGATGATGAAAAAGACGCAGCAATAGCTCGTGACAGGATTGCCTTCGACTTTGGATTCCCTCAAGAAGGTCTAAATTTTCCTGACTTATTCATTGACAAATACAATCAGAAATACCATGTTCAGGGTATGGATAATGTTAATGAGAACCTCGAAAGAATTCAGACACAGATTGAAATGATTCGCTCTGAATCACGCTTACTTTCTTACCGCATTGACCGAATGATTGAACAGCGTAAAAAACTTTCCGAGGAGAAACGCCAGCTTAAGTTGAGGCTGGAACTGCTAGGTGTATAATACGTAAGAGGTAAGACAGTTGAGTAATCGCTGTCGGGAGTTTTGTATTTTTTCTCCCTATTAAATCCTCATTGTGTGATAAAGGTAGCCTCGTCCCTTATTGTTGGGGGACGGGGCTTTTTATTACTTAGAGAAGAAGTCCCTGAATGACTGAATGCCAATCATCTGTTCTTTTACCCTTTGAGTAAGTATACCTTTTTGCTCTAGATTCTGAAGGTAAGCAGCGGCTTCCTGCCTATCCATTTCCTGTATCTGTTCAGTAAAGTATCTAGCACGTACAATAGTTGACTTTGATTTCATGCCTCTGTCAACAGGAGTAATACCAGCAGCTTCATCATTTACAAAATCACGAACCCTACGAACTACTGATTCGTCAGCCTTGGGGTCAGCTATCATCTTCTGTAGAACATCTCGTTTCGCTTCAGGTGTTTCAGCGTTCTTGAATTGGTTCTTGTAATTATCAGCTATTAGTCGTGAGCGTTGTGACTTTGTGTTCTCCTGCTTTTCTATTGATTCCAATGACTGAGCACGACCAGTTCTGCGTTCAAAGGCTTCAGCATATGTCTCGCCATAGAATCTACGCATTATTGGAAGCTCGGAGCGTGGTACTTTTTCTCCATTCCATAGCTTGGACGTAGCATTGAATAAACGCTTAACAAAGTTACCTGGACCGCCTGTATAATTCTGATACAGATACAATAGGTTTTCTGGTGACACTTCGTATCCTAACTCTTCAAGCTGTTCAGCGAAGTTCATTGCCAGTTCACCTCCACGTGTACGTGCAGTCCAAGGTTTAATCTTTGCGACCTCGGACATATTGGATGTCTCAAGCCACTCAGGACGAATGTCACGACCCAGACCATCCTTGTTTCTGGATAGCTCCAAGATGGGACGCAGGACAGTTGGAACTGGAGAGCCACCCATTGGATTGTATGAGTCAATGATGTTTTTGGACATCTCCTTGCCGACTAATGTTGGGTCAATCTCTTCTTCCCCAAACATGATTCTTTGTGCATAGTCAGCGGCAATCTTGAATGGAACCATTGAGTACCCAATAGGAATACTGAAATAATCAAAACTTCCGTCAGGCTTAACACCCCTGAGTATTACAATGTTCTTATTGGTTTTAAATTCTGGTACTTTCTTTCTCCAGTCCTCGTCAATAGTCTGATTGTATCTATCCAATAGAAACATGGTTGATGTTAAGGATGTCATTACTAGACCGCCAACCTTCCAGCTTGCCATACTGCGAAGGAAGTTCTTAGCACCCTGAATTGCAGGATTACTGAACAGGTACAACGCACGAAGTGTATCACCCTGTGCTCCTTGTAGTCGTGGGTCAAACGAACTATTACGTGCCGCAAGTGCAGCTTGGTCTAGGGTCATTCCGTCAGCCCTAGCTCTACGGAAAGTAGCAAAGCGTGTAGAGTTCTCAAACAATTCATTGACATTATTAAAGAACTGATTGAATGCTTTAGCCTTTGATTTAGTAGGCTGGTTTAGTGTTTTTCCTAACTTTTCAAGATTCTTTTCGATGTCTTTTGTTGTCGATAACCCAAGTCCACCTGTCTTACCACCTGACTTAACGAACTCATCATATAGTTCATCCATCTTACCAGCACGTGTACCTGGGGCTGCTCGTATACCTTTAAGGTTTCTTCGGATTGCCCTGATGTCATCCTTAACAGTAGAGATAGGGTCAAGAGTTTTGGCTGCCTGCTTGAGACGCATCTTGGACCAGTTGTTTACGAACGCCTCAGAGCGGTCACGAACAAGATTGGGTATTAAGAACTCAGGATTGAATCTAGTATATAGACCGCCAAGGAATCTATTCATGGCTAATGCACCACGAAGGATGCCACCTACGACTTCTTTGTTTTGACCCTTGAGGGCTGCTGCAAGTTTGGGGTCCTTGAGTTCAACGAATACTTTCTTTCCGTTTTCAAATACAGTAAGGGCATCCCTATCTGTGGAGAACTTTTTAACACTAGCAATCTGACCAGCTGTGCTGGGATTGTCATTGAGTAACTTGACGAACGCTTGGTTAGCCTTGTTTACTTCTGCTCTACGTGTAGCACTTACAAGGTTATCAACAATGTTCTGTGAGATAGCACGGACATCACGTTCAGAACCTCTAGCTTTTTGTAACCCACTTGTGGTTGTTTCGTATCGACCAGAAGAACTAAGCACACGCTGTGTAACGTCACCGATGTCGTCTGATTCCATGATTCGGTTTAGTGGAACATAATCAGGGAATTGATTTCTTAAATCATTAGCTTGCTTCTTACTTACAAGACCTCCGTCCTCAAGTGTAGTAAGGATACGTTTTGATAAATCCTTACGTCCGTTAATTGACTCAGCTAACTGCTTGTTGAGTCCTTGTTTTTCAAAGTTATTAACAATGTCCTTAAACTCATCGGTACTGCGTCCAGCCGCACCATCGCCACCAAATGACTTAGCGTTAGCCTTATTGTAAGCTACACCATGCTTGGCGTATAAATATTCATTGATAGAACGTGAAAGGTCAGAAGCGTCAACGCCTAGTTCCTTGCCCTTGGCTGTTAGGAAACCTGCATCCAAGTCAACAAGCTTTTCAATCTCTTCGTTCTTTGCGTCAATCTTACCTTCGGCAAGTCTACGCTGTAGATAGAAGTCGCTTTCATCTGACTTTACCTTGAGGGGAGCACCCTTTTGTTTTATTTGACCTCTCGCTACTTCGTTCTGTAGAACTCTAGCACGAATAAGTTCATCACTGTATGCTTCAGAAATTCCTAAGCGAAGCTCACCAAATGTTTTCGGTAGCATCTTTCCGTACTCCTCGCCAGTACGCTGAACACCATCAACGATTAGTTTCGCATCAGGGTCTCCAATCTTGAAGGCATCAGTAAGACTACGTGATGGCAAACCAGCAAACTTGGAATACGCTTTTCCGAAAGCAGCACCACTGATTCCTAGACCACCACCCAGCACAGCACCAGTCAAACCAGCCTTGGCTAGTTCTTCCGTAGTTGGTAGTGTTCCCTCATCAATAAGGCTTTCAGCGGCAACTGC